TCTACTTCCATATGTAGAGAAGCTAATGGAAGAGACTCTAGACGCTAGATATTTTAAATTGATTAAGCATAGGATTCTACCTATTAATTTCACTCAGAAGATAATAGGGAAGCTGGCCAAGTCATATGGGGATGAGCCTATCAGAAGCTGTGATGATCAGGATTTTATGGATGCTTATACTAAGATGATTCAGACTTCTACTAAGATGGCATTAGCGGAAGAATACACTTATCTAAATAGAGGGTATGCTCTTAAGCCTAAATTGACTAATAAAGGTAAAATCAAAATGGATGTACTTCCTTTTGATAAATTCTTTGTAAAAGCAGATGATAATAGTGATACCTCTATCCCTACTGTATTTGTAGAATTTCTAGGTAAGACTAAGAGATCTAAGGTAGGGAAGAATGATAAAGAGCAGATCATGGAAGTTGATTGCTATATGGCCTACTCAGATACTGAAATCATTGCTTTTGATTCAGATGGGGATAAGATCAATGAGCATACAGAATCACTAAATGATAAGAATCCTATTGGAGCTATCCCTTTTGTATATGGGAATAGATCAGTATCCAATATAGTACCTAAGCAGGATACAGATTTCCTAAAGCTTAGTAAGATCCTTCCATTGATGCTATCAGATATCAATGGGGCCATAATGTTTCAATGTTTCACTTTAATCTATGGAATTGATATAGAATTTAATGATGCAGTAATGAGCCCTAATGCAATATGGGATCTATCATCTAATCCTAAATCAGATAAGCCAGCTCAGATAGGTACTCTTACACCTACAGTAGATTCAGATAAGGCCCTTACATTCTTTAAGAATATACTATCATTCTGGCTAGATTCTAAAGGAATTGATGCTGGATCTATCATGCAATTAGACTCAAAAGCTATGGCCTCTGGATTATCTAAAGCCATGGATGAATTGGATACTACAGAAGCTAGGAAGAAGAGTATCAATGCCCTGGCCAATGAAGAGAAGGAGCTTTATGTCTTATTAGCTAAGCTTAATAATTACTGGATGAAGGTAGCAGAAGCTAAGCCTCTAAAGCTGAAGAAAGTAAATGTAGATAAGATAGAAGAGACTATAGAGATTGAATTTAAAGAGCCTATGCCTAAGCTTGATTATACTACTGAGATTACAAACTCAGTCACTATGATTAAGGAAGGCTTAAGCTATAGAGAGAAAGAGATTAAAAGACTGGCTCCATATGCTTCAGAAGATGAGATTAATCAGATCTTTTTTGAGTATGGAGTAGATAGGCATGAGATAGGATCTAAAGATGTAGTAGATGGAGTAGATCCAGCTAAGACTGAAGAGCCAATAGTAGGGCCAGGCCAGGCCACAGACGATGAGACTAAAAAGGATGAAGATCCTGCAATAATAGAAGAAAATCCTGAGGAGGAACAATGAAGAATGTTAAAATTAAAGATGAAGTAAAAGTAGAAGTAGAAGCTCCTAAGAAAGCTCCAGCTAAGAAGAATAAGAAGAATGATTCTCTAGTAGCTTTCATGGTAGATAGAAATACTAAGAGAAAGGCCGCTGGATTAAAAGCAGCTTATTCTGAAGATGAAATCAAGTCTTATAAGTAGTATCTTTTGCAGGGGGAGATACTATGGGGGAGTAGCCTCATACTCTCTCCTCACTTTTAAGCTTTTTTACTAGAGTATAAATAGCTTCATAGGCTACATGTATAAGGAATTTATGGCTCAGCAAAAATTTACAGCTACAGTATCTAAGAAGTATTCTGAGGAAGAAAGAATGGCCATAGGAATTGAGATGATAGATGCCATCATTGAAAGGACTAAGGCTGGGAAAGATAAGAATAATAAGTCCTTTAAAGGAGCTGCTGGGAGGTACTCTAAAGGATATATAGCATCCCTAGATTTTAAGCTAGCAGGGAAATCTAAGAGCCCAGTAAATCTCACATTATCAGGAGAGATGCTTAATGCTCTTACAGTATTAGATACTACTGATGGAGAGATTACTATAGGTATCCCAGAGGATGATGATTTTAATAATAAGAAAGCAGAAGGGAATATTACTGGATCTTATGGAAAGCCTAAGGGAGATTCTAGCAAGGCCAGAGATTTTATGGGGATGAGTAAGAAGGGAATTAAAGATATCACTTCTAAATATCCTACTAAGAAGAATGAGATCAATGCAGATTTAATCAAACTACTAGGAGCTTCTAAAGCTGCTGATACATTAGCAGATTCATTTTTTGACATAGAGGCCTTTCAGGAGGATTCCTAATGACGATATTAAATGAGAAAGATATAGATAAGCAGATACTGGCAGCAGTAAAGAAGAAGGTGGGCCAGGCCTTAGGAGATATTACTTCAGGAAAGTATCCAGAGGAAGTAAAGGATAGGATAGTAAAAAGGACTAGATTAGGGATAGGAGTAGATAAAGATGGGAATGCTTATAAGTTCCCAGCATTATCTGATAATTATAAGGAAGTAAGGCAGGGGAAAGCCAGATTCTTTACTATCAATGGAAAGAAGATAAAGATAATCAAGGGAGATCTAGTAAAGAAGCCCAGACTCCATGCTACTACTAGGCCAGCAAAAGCTAATAATACAGCTACTGGCCAGCTACTCAAGTCACTTACTACAGTTAAATTAAAGATAGCTGGATCTGTAGGCTGGGGTATTAGGATAGGAGATAATAGAGGAAGAGATCTATTTGGGAAATCCTCTAAGATAGGGAATAAAGAATTAGCTGGATATCTGGCTGCTGCTGGAAGAAGATTCATGGGCATTACTAAGGCCCAGAGAAATGAAATCTCCAGGGATATTAGACATATGATAATAAAATTCTTAAAATCTTAATAAATAAATTGACATATAGTCAATGTAACCATGAAAATAGGAGAGTACCATGAGTGAACACTCAACACCTTCAGATGAAGATCTGAAAGAAATTCCAACTACTGAAGAATTACAGGCTCAATTAGCTGATCTCACTACTAGATTAGAGTCTGAGACTACTTCCAAAAATAGAATCTTAGAGGAATCTAAGAAGTATAAGGAAGGATTTCAGACTTATAAGCAGAAGGAAGATGAGACTGCTAAGGCAGCAGCTAAGAAAGAAGAAGAAAGGCTCATTAAAGAAGGCCAATTCTCTACTTTATTAGAGCAACGTGAAGCCAGAATATCTGAGTTGGAAGGTACTGTAGAAGCTACATTAGGAGAAGTGAAGAGTAGAGATACTGCTATTACTAATTTTAAGAAAGCTTCTGCTTTCCAGACTGCCTTAGGTGGTAGCCTAAAAAAAGAAGCATATTGGAATCATGTAGATTTTGATAAGATAGCTACAAATCCTGAGACTGGAGGCATAGATGCTCATAGTCTTAATATGGTAGTAAGTAAATTTACTGAGGACTTTGGAGAATTAGTTGATTTTGGAAATAATCCTAATCTACCTAATCAGACTCCAGCAGGAGGATCTAGTAAATTGACTCATGCACAGTGGAAGAATTTGCCGTTGGCTGAAAGAAAGAAGAGAATGAAAGATGTAGTAGATTAATAAAAAATAATTAAGATTCCATAGGAGGGATATAATGGCTTTAACAGAATTAGCAGATGTAAATCAACAAATTAAAAAATACTGGTCAGATCTTTTTATGCCAGAGCTTAGAGAATCTAATCCTCTAATCGCTTTAGTAGATAAGCGATATACTGGCGAAATTAAGAATCAGGGCGATACTGTAAAGGTATCTCAAATCAAGAAAGCTGAAGGTGAAACAAAAGTAATTGGAGCTGCTGGAGATAATACTTTCACTCCTGAGAAGCTTGTTACCGCTTATGTAGATATTAAAGCTGATAGAAGAATGGTAGCATCTTTCAAAATGGAAGATCTAGTAGCTCTTCAATCTCAAATTCAAGAAGAAAGCTCAGATATTAGACAATCTCTTTTAGATGGAGTTAGTACTCAGATCAATAATTACTTATATAGCTTAGTAGCTCCTGCTGCTGGCCAGGCCCTAACTGGAGTAGCCAATTTAGATGCATCAGTATTAAAGCAAATTAGAGTAATTGCAGGGAAGCAAAAATGGCTTAAGACTGGAGGCTGGTATGCTCTTCTTTCTCCAGATTATTATGGAGATTTGATGGATGGTACTACTCTTACAAGTACAGATTTTGTAGCTGATCAACCAATGGTAGGAGGAGAAGTAGTTACAAGAAGATTCGGCTTCAATGTAATTGAAGATAATTCAGATGGCTTAGCAGCTGTAAGTCCTACTGCTGGGAATCCTTCAGGAGTATTCTTTCATCCTGCATTTTGCCATATGGTGTCACAGCAAACTGCTAGATTTAAAGTATCTGATCTTCATAGTAATGAAGAATTTGGCTACTTGATTTCAGTAGATGTAATCATGGGCGGGGCCATTGGAATTGAAGGTGATAAAATGCACGTTTCAGTTATCAATGCTTAATGAGTATAGAAGACAATTTTTTTAAATATCTAGAATTAGTGGTAGGGGATTCAGCAGAATCCCTTACTGCTAAATTAAAATTAATACCTATCACTTTCCAGCTAGTAAATGTATGGAGTGATGGAGGAAAGCACTACGCCCATGTAAATGCTGGCAGGCCTTTCCCTAAGGGAATCTTAGAGAAGATTTCTAAAATTAAATAATTTAATTTAAGGGATATTAAATGGCTGATGATTATAAGACTCTATATTCTAGAGATAGAAATATAAATACCATGAATAAAGGGAGCTTCAATGACTGGGGGGATAATACTCCAGCTAAGCAAGTACTATCTAGGCAGCCTGAAGGGGATGTATATGATGTAGCTTTTGCTCCAGCCATATCAGCCAGCATTACAGCCTTCAATGAAGTATCCTCAATAGCTCCAGAAGTAGATACTCAGATTAATTCCTTTACAGTACCTGTAGGGAAATACCGTCAATTAAATAGCATTTTAGTAAGTGGAGATAATATAGCCCATTTTACAATAAAACTAAATGGAGCAGTAATAGCTAAGGCCCGTACTTGGTGGGTATCTTTCAATGAGCAGATAGAGCTTTACGATACCAAAATAATAGCTAATGATATTATAAGTATTCATGTAGAAAATAAAGGGAAAGTAGCTTCTGATTTTGAATCTACAATAATAGCTGAGGAATATAATGTCCAGATCTAAGTTAGAAATAGCAAAAATGGAGCTTCAGATTATCAAGATCCAAGCTCTAGTAAAAGAGAAAGAATATAAAATACTAGAAAGAGAAGAAGATATAGAGAGAATACAGGTAGAAATATCTGAGTATAAACAAAATATAAAACAATTAGAAATCAATTTCAAGGGAGAAGATGATGAGTGATTATAAAGGAAAGATGCCTACTAGAGGGGATGGAGATTATAACCTTCTAACTAATGAAGAGCCTAGCTCACAGGGATTAATAGCTTCAGATAGAGATGCTGCTATTGGAGTAGCCACTATGAATAAGAGACCTACTGCAAAAGCAGGGGATGAAGATAAAATTGCTCTAGATGTATCAGTATCTGATGGAGATGGAAATTCTATTAATTTAGATAATCCTCTTCCAGTGTATATCTCAGACTCTCCTGAAGCAGAAATACTAGATTATGATAAAGCTGTAGATACTGCTAAAGATGGAGGATTTACAAATCATGATTATGTAACTGCATCAGAATTTAGAGGATTAAATGTAGAATGTAACTCAGGAGGGTTAGCTTCTTTTGAATTACAGGTAGAGACTGGAGTAGCTGCTGGGACTTATAATACAATTATGAGAAAGCATAATTCAGTAGCTCAGCCTTCAGTAATTTTTGCTAATAGATTTCCTCAGGCTATTGCTTCAGGTATCACTATTAGAGTAGTAAAAACTAATCTAGATAATCAG